TAACGTAGACTTTGCCTTCCTAGGTCAGTCACGAAGCCTCCGTCCTAGCCTAGTATTTGGTCCATACACCACAACAAATAAGGTTTTATCAAATAACGTAGCAACTCTTTCAACTGGTCAGACAGCCCATCAGTTTGAAGTCGGAGATACAGTAGTAGTAACAGACATTGATACTCTAACTACATACTCAACATTCTTCCCAATTGTAAGAAAGAGAGAGACAATTCCTCTAGTAACAAACTACGATGCAAACGTTGTTCTTGTTGCAAGAGACGGTTCAAACGTAGCTACAGTTACAGTAGACGTTGCTCACGGATACCAGGTAGGAGAGTCAGTAACAATTACTGGTGCTGATTCTGGATACAACGGAACATTTACAATTGCATCCGTAACAAGCAATGCGTTTACATTTGCAAATACTGGACTACCAGATTTTGCTAACGTATCTGCTGGTACAACTAGAGTTTCTAGAACAACAAACTTTGATTATGTAACTCTTACAACATCAGAGCCACACGATTTCGTTGCTGGAGAGACAGTAACAGTATCTGGCGTAAATGCCTTGATGAATGGATCATTCTCAATTCATGATGTTCCTTCATCAACAACATTTAGATACATTCAGGCTGGTCCTGCTCAGACACCAACATCTTCAACTGGTTCTGTACAGGTTGCTAGAACAGTTGCTACAACATTCAATGGTACACACGTAATTACAGCGGTACCAACGACAAAGTCCTTCTCATTCGCTAAGACAGCAGCAGATGTGACTTCTTCAGGAACAAATAAGACATTCATTAACTATGTAACATCATGGTCTATCACAAATGGTGTAGCAACAGTTATTTTGACAAATCCGCCACAGGAATCAGTTGGTGACTCAACTGTTATTCAAGACGTTGATCCACTAATTAATGATACACTTGTTGTTTCAGCTAAATCAGCTGTAACACCTTACAGCCTATCATTTGAAGTTCCACAGGATGACGTTCCTAATACAACGCTTGTTACAACCACACAAAAGACGGTAACAAGTAGAAATAGAACTGCAAACGTATCAACACTTACACTTTCAACAAACCACGATTACATCGTAGGACAGCAAATCGTAGTAGCTGGAGTTTCAGCATCATTCAACGGAACATTTATTGTAACTGCAGTTCCTGCAGCAAATAAGGTTTCATATGCTCAGACAGCAACAACTATTAACGAAACTGCTTCATCTGGTACAGTTACAACATCAAAGCCAAATCCAGGAACAACTACACTAGTTCTTGGAAGCCAGGGAACAGCAACTGTATCTGGACCATTCCGTGGATCATACACAGGTCTTTCAAGAGATCACCTAACAGGTCACTGGTGGTTGTTCTCAGGTGTTGAAACAAAGCCAACATCAACAATTGACTTTAATACAGTTACAACAAACGACTTACATATCAGAGATTTGTATACAACTGGTGGGGATATTTACTCATCAAATGCTACAATGAATCTTGTAAACGATACAGTAACTACACTTAATATCGGTGCGGCAGCATCAACCATAAACCTTGGTAACGGTTCAGGAACTCTGACAATTGCTAACCCAACAGTAGTTGGAACACAGACAACTCAGAACCTGTACAACACAGTAGCTACAACTATAAACTTTGCAGGTGCAGCAACAACATTAAATATTGGAAGCACAAGCAACGTAGCACAGACAATAAATATTGGAGCAGTGTCAACTGGTTCATCAACATATAACCTAGCTACAGCAGCAACAGTATCTGGTGCAACTAGAACAATTAACGTAGGTACAAACGGTGTGTCTGGTTCAACAACTAACGTAACAATTGGTTCATCTGCACCTCAGAATGCTACATTGACTGAAAACTTCGCTACCGTTAATATGGGATCATCTGTAACAACAGCATCTACATATAACCTAGGTACTGGAGCAACAGCAAGCGGTGTAACAAAGACTGTTAACCTAGGTACTGGAGCGGCATCTGGTTCAACAACTAACGTAAATATCGGTAGTTCAAACGGAGGTCTTACAACAGTAGCATCTAATAACTTTAGAGCAACACAAGACCCAGAAGCGCTTACTGATCTTGGAGTAGCAACAAAGAGATACGCTGATGCGAGACCAACAATTATCAGCACTTCTCAAACATTGGTTGCTCGTGGAGCATCTAGAACATCAGGAGTAACCTCAACTGGTAACTACTTTGTAATACCAGGAGCAGGCATTACCCTTACTCTACCAGCCTCACCAGTACTTGGAGATGAAATTGTTATTACAGATATTGCTGGAACATCATTTAACACTCCATTCACAGTCGCTAGAAATAATAAGCTAATTCAAGGATTGCCAGAAGATCTTATCTTCAACGTAGCAAATCAGACAATTAGATTAGTATTCAGCAATGATACATACGGATGGAGATTCATGGCATAATGAAAAATCTATTAAATAAAAGAAGAGGTAATGAATAATGGCAACGTTAACAAATATATTAGTAGGACAGGGTGGTATCGTTCCAGCTGGAACTGTGATTCCTTACGGAAGCACATCAGCTCCGTATGGTTATATAAAGTGTAATGGTGCTGCTATTTCAAGAACCGTTTACGCAGACCTATTTGCTGCAATTGGAACAAACTTTGGCGGAGGAGATGGATCAACAACATTTAACGTGCCAGATCTTCGTGGAGAGTTTATTAGAGGATGGGATGATGGACGTGGAATAGACTCAGGTAGATCATTTGCATCTTTCCAAAATCATCAGTTCCAAGATCACTATCATGCTTATCAGGACCATACAGCAGGTTTTGGATATCAAACACACTTCTCTGGACCACATGGACCAACTCACCACTATGATATGGCTAGAAATACTGGAAGCCCAGCTAATGGTAATTACGGATCGGAAACTAGACCACGCAACGTGGCTATGTTGTATTGTATTAAGTACTAAGGAATACAAATGATTGTTTATCAAGCACACCCCATTTCAGGGGATTATGTGGGGATGGTAAAATGCGAAGAATCTCCACTGGAGACAGGAGTTTACTTAATTCCAGCTCACTGCACAGAAATAAAGCCACCTGAATTTAATTCAGAAACACACATATGTAAATGGGTAGGCCCTATAGAGAGCGGATCATGGCAATTATTTACAATTGAAGAGGCTATTGAAAAAAGTGAGCCTTTAAAGTTCCAACCTTCAAAAGAAGAGTTAGAAGAACTGCTTCGCAAAGAAAAAGAAATTTTAGATCGCAGAAAAGCTGTTCTAAGAAAGCTTGGGCTCTCAGAAGAAGATATGGATAATCTTCTTCTTTAAAAATAAAGCTTAAAACTATTGACTATTTGTATTTTAAAATGATATACTAATATCTATAATAGATAGGTTAAATAATGGCAAAAAATATTGAGTTTTATAACTCTGATTATAAATTTGTAGATATACCACAGCAAGCAAAGAAATTTATTCCAGAATGGTACAAAGAGTCTAAAAGATATTATCCAGACAATAAGCTTAAATTTATAAACGGCAATCCTAATTTGGCCATTAAAATGTGCATACCATTTTTAGAATCACTTACTGCTGGGTATATTGCTGTTACTTGGTGCGATATACTTGTAACCAAGACAGATCTTGGCTTAAAGATTGACTGGAGAACAAATGATGATATTCCAGTTCCTTTAAGCGAAAGGCCAAAAAGCGTAGCAGAAACCTTGCCAATCCCAGCAGGACATTCAAAGCAACACTTTGCTTGGCATAATATATATCAAATGAGACTGCCCAAAGGATATAGCCTGCTTCTAACTCATCCTTTTAATAGATTCGATCTGCCATTTACAACTTTAAGCGGAATTGTTGATGCAGATTATGGAATGCAACAAGGCAATGTTCCATTTTTTATTAAAGAAGATTTTGAAGGGGTAATACCTGCTGGAACTCCAATGTTTCAGGTTTTGCCATTTAAAAGAGAAGACTGGACTTCATCTAAAAATGAAGAATTAAACGAATTAGACAGAGAGCACTCTTTTAACAATATGAGAAAAATTTCTGGATTTTACAAGGACAGATTTTGGAATAGGAAGAAATATGATTAATTTAAATAAAATTGTAATTGTCGGCGGAGGATCTGCTGGATGGATGACTGCAGCTACAATGATTAAAGCTTTTCCAGATAAAGAAGTAATTTGTATAGAAAGCCCTGATTACCCAATAGTAGGTGTTGGTGAGAGCACTGTTGGTGGAATTAGAAATTGGATGAATTTTTTAGACCTAGATGAAAAAGATTTTTTAAAGTATACTGACGGTTCGTATAAGCTATCAATTAAATTTACTGATTTCTATGATAAGGGTTCTGGCTCCTTCTACTATCCATTTGGAGTTCCTCAGCTAGGTGGAACAAATCAGGGGCTAAGGGATTGGTACTTTAAGAAAAGGCTTTATCCAGAAACTCCATTATCTGATTATGCATATACATATTATCCAGCAGTTGCAATGTGTGAAAAAAATAAGTTTTCTAATAATGATTCTGGAAGACTAACTGGATGGAGAAAAGATCTAGACGTTGCCTACCATTTCGATGCTACTAAATTTGGTCAGTGGTTAAAAAATAATTATTGTCTACCTAGAGGAGTAAAGCTTATTCCTACAACAGTAAAAGATTTAACACTGGGGGAAAATGGAATCAACTCACTAATCCTTGAAAATGGAGAAATTTTAACTGCAGATTTATTTGTAGACTGCACTGGGTTTAAGTCTATGCTACTAGAAGGAGCCTTAAAAGAAGAATGGTTAGATTATTCTGACATGCTTCCAAATAATCGTGCATGGGCAACAAGAATTCCTTATACTGACAAAGAAAAAGAACTAGAACCATATACAAATTGTACTGCAATTCAAAACGGATGGGTATGGAATATTCCTTCATGGGAAAGAATTGGAACTGGGTATGTGTATAGCGACAGATATGTCGATCCAGATCAGGCGCTAGTCGAATTTAAAGATTATTTAAGATCAGAATATATGACTGTTCCAGATAAAAATAGAGATGTGGATTCTTTTGAATACAGAGATGTAAAGTTTAGAGTTGGAATCCATAAAAATACTTGGGTTAAAAATGTAGTTGCTATTGGTTTGGCTGCAGGATTTATTGAGCCCTTAGAAAGTAATGGACTTTATACAACACATGAGTTTTTGATTAAATTGGTTAGATCCCTATATCGTAGTAAAATTTCTCAGACAGATATAGACATGTACAATGCAACTACAAAAAGCATGTTCGACACCTTTGCTACATTTGTCTCTATGCACTATGGCTTAAGTCACAGACAAGATACAAAATATTGGCAAGATATCTCAAATAGAAAATTTGATCCAGAGCTTCAAGAGTTTAATCTTAAGTATCCAAAAGGGTACCTGAATTTAGTTGAAAATATATTTACTACATATATAACTCCATCAGAAAGCGGAATCGGCTGCATAGCGACAGGACTAAATCACTTGGTAATAGACGATATTGCAGCAGACATGTTCCTAAGACACGATAACTCTCTATATAAAAAAACAGAGGATGTAGTAAGAATGTGGGAAAAAATTCATCAAGATTGGGAAGCAGAAGCAGATGCATCTTTAACAGTTTATGAATATTTAAAAACACATGTCTATAACGAATAATATAAAGTTTAAGGCAGTAGGTGAATTAACCTATAATGGCTTTCAGCCATCTCCAGCATATTTACATATACCAAATTGGTGGAGAGAAATTGCTCCACATACATCAATAGCTGGAATTGATCATGTTCCTACAGTTAAACAATGCCCACCCACGATAGATATATTTTCAAGCGGCTATCTAATATTTACTCAATGCGATATGTTTTTTAATAAAGACGGTTTATTTGAGTATTCATATCCAGAAAAAATTGTAGAAAGGTGGTATAAAGAGCAAACGGATGGTTTAGTTATTAATGAGGGGTATTCTGAATACGTCTATAAGTTTATCAATAGATGGGTAATTGAAACGCCAAGCGGATGGTCCTCATTATTTATTCACCCGCCAGCTTTCCCAGACTTGCCGTTTATAACAATGCCAGGAGTGGTTGATACAGATAAACTCACAACAGATATAAATCCTCCGTTTAGAATGAAATCTGGATGGACTGGTATTATAAAAGCTGGCACCCCAATAGCACAAATTATTCCAATTAAAAGATCTGAGTGGAGCTCATCTGTAGAAATAATGTCTGATGAAGAATTTTTAAAGAATCAAAAAGAATTAAGAAATTCTGGGTATGGGGCATACCTAAAAACAATGAGAGAAAGAAAGGTCTATCGTTGACAAATCTTTCAAAAATATTTTCTAGAGATATTTTAGAAAATAACAAAGAGTTATTTAAAAATTCAATACAGCCAGACCCAGCATTTTATTCAGCGATTAATTTAAATTTAAATAAAGTGGATTATGTATCTCCATCTGAATTTATTAATGGAGAACTAGACGAAGATATATCTTATTTAATAAATTATTATGGGCATAGATCTGACGAGTTTTCAAAAATTCATAATAATAAGCATATACTATATTCTGGTTGTTCTAATACTACAGGAATGGCTGCCCCGTATAAAATTAATTGGGCAACCATGCTGCATGATAAAATTAATTTAGGTAATGATTTTTATAGACTAAGTTATTGTTCTGGTGGATATCAAAAAATAATTTTAAATTTATTTAAATATTTCAATGAGTTTGGAAATCCAGAAGTTTTATTTTTATTATTGCCACACACATCTAGGGAAATTCTTTTTTTAAATTCATCAGATGTGCCTAAAGAAAATTTAAAAAATATTAACTTTTTATCAGCAATCGAGATGGGATACTTATATCCATGGGAAGAGAATGATTTAGACGATAAAACATATTATATAACTTCAGTAGAAAATCATAAGAGACTATTTTTACAAAGCTATTCTTACTTATATATGCTAAAACAATACTGTGTTTCCTCTGGAATTAAATTGATATATTCAACATGGGATAAATATCAGTCTGACCTGCTATTGAAAATGCCACAATTTAATGATATGATAGATATCTATGATAACAATTACTATAAATATATCTATGATAATAAAAATAGAAAAGATAAGTATCTGATGGCAGCTCGTGATGGTGATCACTTAGGGGTTTTAGATTCTGAATATATATCAAATATATTTTACGATAGGTATATAAATGATTAAAAAAATAAAATTTTTTTTATGGAAAATAAAAAATAAAAAAAATTTACGTAAAAACAGAAAGTATATATACTAATGATCATACTTGGAATTAATGAAACTAGTCATGATGCCTCTATTTCTATGATCAAGGACGGCGACGTATTATTTGCTGCTCATGCAGAAAGATATAGTAAGAAAAAAAACGATTGGTATAATGGTCATGAAATTATTTTAGATGCATTAAATTATGGCACACCGACACATATTGCTTATTATGAAAAGCCTTATCTTAAAAAATCAAGATTGCTTTTAAGGGGAGGGGCTGGAGACTGGAAGCCAAACTTTCCTATTGATCTACCAGTTAAATATTTTAAGCATCATTATTCGCATGCTTGTGCTGGATACTATACAAGTAAGTTTACTGATGCAGTTATAGTAGTGCTTGACTCTATTGGAGAATATAACACATCAACAATTTGGGTGGGCGAAGGAGAATTAATTTCATTAAAGTACAAACAAAACTACCCAGTAAGTTTTGGACTTTTTTATTCAGCTTTTACTGAATTAATAGGTCTTATGCCTAATCAAGAAGAGTATATTATGATGGGCATGGCTGCATATGGAGATTGGCAAAGATACTACAAAGAAGTAGATTCATATTTTCCAAAGTATCATGAGCAATCATATAATTTCCATCAAGGAATAACAGATTGGGGTCTTCCAATTAATGAACAAGACAGGTTTGATATAGCAGCAGCGGTTCAAGTTGTATATGAGCAAAGATTAATTGATTTTATGCAAATGGCAAAAAAATTAACTGGAAAATCAAACCTTGTTTTTATGGGCGGATGCGCTTTAAATTCATCTGCCAATACATTGCTATGGAATATATTTAAAGATATTTGGATCATGCCAAACCCAGGCGATGCTGGCTCATCTCTTGGGGCAGCAGCAGCATTATACGGAAAGCATATTGACTGGAAAGGCCCATATCTTGGTTACGATATGGGCGGGGAGTACCCAGTAAATAAAATACTTGAAGAATTAAAAACTAATAAGATAGCAGCAGTTGCAACTGGTAGAGCAGAATACGGACCAAGAGCTCTTGGTAATAGAAGTATTTTAGCTGATCCTAGGGATCCCAATATTAAAGATAAAGTTAATACAATTAAACAAAGAGAGCAGTTTAGACCGTTTGCCCCAGTTGTGCTTGAAGAGTTTGCAAGTGAGTGGTTTGATATGGACTTTGCATCCCCATACATGCAGTATACAGTAAAGTGCAAGCAGCCAGACAAGATACCTTCAGTTGTCCATAAAGATGGAACATCCAGAGTTCAAACTGTCAATAGGGATCAACACCCAGGGCTACACATGCTTTTAAGAAAATGGTATTGGGATACTGGTTGCCCAGTTTTACTTAATACAAGTTTAAATATAAAGGGCCAGCCTCTGATTAATGATACAAATGACATTAATTCCTGGGAAAAAATGTATAATTTTAAAATTATAACTGGAGAATATAATGATAAATAAAGAAAAAAATGTTCCTGATAATACAATTGTAGTTGTGCCACATTTTAAAAATGATGACAGCTATTTACAGATACTACAGCCATTACGTGGCGAAGTACGAAGAGACTGGTTTGGCGAGGGATTTTATTACTGTCTTCCAATAACAATAGGAAATCAGTATGGGTTTGCAATAAAATCTATTAGAGACTTTAATATAGAGTGGTCTGGTGGAGAGGCGCCAGCTATTATCAATATAACAGACGGAAGTAATGATAGATATCAAAGTATTGAAAATGTATTTGGACATGGAATTGTGACTATACAGAATAGGTTTACATTAAGAACTCCTCCTGGAATAAATCTTATGACAATACAGCCTCCAAATATCTTTATTCCAGCAATGGCTGCAATGACTGGTGTTATAGAATCAGATAACTTAGGGAGAGATTTTACATTTAATATGAAAATGACGGTTCCAGGTAAGGTAGAGGTAAAAGCGGGAGACATAATAGCTGCATTTATTCCAGTGCCCAGGTATTTTGTAGAAAAGTTTGATATTAAGCATGTATTAGAGGTTTTTGATGAAAATACAATGAATGAAGAGATGGAAGAGTTTAGTAGGCTTGTTCATTTAAGAAGAACAGAAGATGTTAATAAAAAATATAACGCTGGCAGGTTATACTTTCATGGACTAGATTCTAAGGGCAATAAATTTAATGATCATCAAGGGGGTAAAATTGTCTGACACCATAACCGTATACTGGTCTCCTTGGCAGCATAAAGACATATATGATTTAAGATATGATTTATACGGAAATCCAGAAAAACTATTGTCTTATGCTAATAGCTTTAAAAATGATGAAAATTTAACTGACACATGGTATAAGTGTCGTGCATATATGGAGATTGCAAAAAATACATTTGTTTTAAGGTCCCCGTTTGGAGTAGACGCAAAAATTGATCCACCATACATAAGGTCATTAAATAAAGATTATGAAGTCGAGCAGTTTGATGCAAAAAATCCTTCAATGTCTAATTCTTATACTGTCAATTTTTCAACTAACTGGATATTTTGGTGCGATGAAGATTTGACTATAACAACAGTTAATCCTTATATACAGCCTTTAGGGTTTAACGGTTTTTATGTGCCAGGTTCATTTAATATAAATAAATGGTTTAGGCCAGTGGAAGGAGCTTTTCAGCTTTACCAAGGAGAAGATAGATTTACAGTAAATCCTGGAGATCCTATTATTTATATTAAGTTTAATACAGATAAAAAGGTCATACTTAAAAGATTTAAAATGAATGATGCACTGCATGAAGCTGTCTATAAATGTACTACATATAAGGTAAGCAGTCCGTGGCAAAGCCTGCCATTTCTGTATAGCCTCTTTACAAAAAATAAATGGGGAGATATAATTAGGAAGAATGTACTAGAGAGTTTGGATAAAAATGAATATTAAAGAAATAAAGGAAGTAAGTAAGCAACTTGGACAAAGGTCTTATTGGACTAAGGTAAATGTCATAGAGTTTTGGGCATTTTCAACAAAGCTTGCTATAATCTTTCCAGGCCTCTTATTTGGCAAACAGTTTTGGTGGCTATTTATATTTGCCTTGGTATCCAGCCTTGCGTTAATATTTACTTCAACAATTAAAACATTGCCAACAATTATTTACTTTAATGTAGGGTGGTCAATACTAGCCACCGTTGCTATTTTAAAGCATTTCTTATAAGGAGAAAAAATGACAGAAAACATGGAAAGCGTAGAAGAATCTACACCGCAAGATGAAGTAAAAGAAGATGACTCTCAAAAAGTTGAGACCCTCTTTTTCGTAGTAAAGGACCTCAATGGCACATTTCGTGTAATTACAGATGTTTCAAAGAAGTTTGAGATTCAAAGACAAGCAAGCCTATTGGATATCAGATCGGCAGCAAAAGATATTGCCAGCGCTATTTCTACTAGAGAAACAGCTGAAATGGTAGTAGCCCTTCTTAACCAATCAAATAAGCAATCTGATAACTAATACTGTATAATATAAAATATGTCTTACCAACTGAAAGTCATCAAGGACTCTCCAGTGGGCTTCTGGCTCCTGGATGAGTCTTCTGGTGTTATTGCAGCAGATTCATCTGGATGTGGAAATAATGGAACCTACGTTGGTTCTCCTGCATCTAACATGTTGCCATTAATTCCAGGCGGCATATCTGGAACCAAGATAACCAATACGGCATACGTTACTTTGCCAACATCAAAAGATTTTTATGGCGCTATAGTTTCCAATGGGCTCGCAAATAAATACTCATCAGATAATGACTTTACTTTAGAATTGTGGATAAGTCCATCTATTCAGTCTTCAACAGAAACTACAATATTTGCAGATGCAGCAGATAGTATAGGTTTATATTGGGAAAAGGGCGACGTAGTGTTTAGGGTTGCAGACACAGAACAAATTAGGTGGGCAGTAACATATACTAAGAAAACAATACACCTTGTAGGCATATATTCAGTAAATTCTATTTCTCTATATATTGATGGAACTCAAGTAGCCACTAAAACTTTAGATCCTAGTTTTAAATTTACAAACACAGCATTTGACCTACAGATAGGTCCAACATCTGACTCTGGAGATTCTTTTATAGTAGACGCTCCAGCAGTATATAGATATGGATTAAATTCAACGGCAATTACAAGACATTACAATGATGCCAATTATTACATACAGCCAATACATGTAGTGAACCCAGAAGAAGGAACATTATTTTCATGTTCAGATAGAACAAATAGAATAGATTTCAGCTATACCTATGGAGTGGATGCTACATGGGATAGCTTTATAGACTCAAATACATACTATGACGATAAGGGTAAATATATAGGATTTATTCCAACAGATACACCCCAGCCTAAGTCTTTTATTATCAACGACTTCTTATTTGTTCCAACGGAGTCAGGTCTTATAAACTCTAAAATTGAGTGGAGGAATGAATTAGGTGTATCAGTTGAAACTAGTATAGACGGAGCAACATACCTACCTTGCGTGAATGGAGAGGCAATTCCACAATATAAAAAAGGAAGCTTCGATACAAATGGACTCCTATATATTAGAATTACCATGACTACTACAGATGCTAGCAAATTCCTGCCAAGACTTTCCCATTTTTCAATTAAGTTTTATGGCCAGACTAAGATATATGCTGATAACTTTAATAGCTACATTGAATCAGATGATCAGTTTGCCATAGGGTCTTTAAACTATTCCCCGCTTCTTAGACATTATAATAATGGGATTAGGCCTGCTTCAGGATATGGATTTGATATCAATACTGAATTAGATATAAATACAGTAGAGATGTTTTTTACTCCTAAAACAACTGTAGCAAATACTTTATTTTATGATCCAACAACCAGCACCAAGTATGCCTGGAATGGGTCTGGAGCGGTCTCTAAAGCCTCTATAAGCAAGGTTTACGTCAATGGGGTAGATAAGACCTCACAGACCAATATAAGCAATTTCCTAGTGGCAGGAGAGCCACATCATATTGTTTTAGTGTTTTCAGCACCAGTAACTGGATCTCTTCAGTTTAATTATGAAACTTCAGGCGGACCAGATAATCTATATAATAATATTGCTATATACAATAGATCTCTTAATGAGGAAATGGTAGATGCCCATTTCGATTTATATTGTGGACGACCATCCGTTTCGGTATCAGATCCAGTCATAGACATGACAGAATTGGCTCCAGTATATTATGATAATGACTGGGTAGTGGTACAAAGCGTATAAATTTGTCATCAACCTTGACAAAAAGCTGGACTTAGATTGTAAAGAATGGTAAAATAAAACTCTATGGATATCAAAAAATTAGGCGCAAAGTTTAACGAGGACGAGACAACTCTTGGAATTTATGTCTGGGAAATGCCAGATGGACGCTGGATTGGGGATGACGATGGGAATTTTCTTTCGATCACGTCAAAAAAAGGCAATAGATCCAGAATCGATGCTTTGGCTAGAGAAGTTCGCACATACGGTATATATGAGGGCGGGCCTAAATTTCTTATGGGTAAAAGAAAAATCAACGACGAAGAGTACGAAGAGCAGCAAACAAGATTAAAATGGGGTCTTACACCAGACCCACTTGATATTGGTGAATATAAGGACCAGATAAAGGCCCTTAAAAATGGGGGAACAAGATGATAGAGTTTATTGATGATGAAGGCGGAGAAGAAGTATCAATTTCTAACGTTGCCGACTGGATGAGATTTAATACTCCAGTAGAGTCAAAGAGCAATGACCCATTTAAAATTCAAGGCGAAGATTTAACAAAGGTATCTGGATTAGGTGCTTCATTCCGTCGCAAGATGAATAGAGATTTGCAAAAGCGTTTCCAGGGAATTGAAGGAACAGAGACACAACAGAACCTTCTTGCACAAGCAATTACTGGCTATGCAATGTTTGATCTTATTGAGCCACCATATAACTTAGATTATCTTTCACAGATTTATGAAATCTCGCCATACAACTATGCAGCAATTAACGCTAAGGTTTCTAATATTGTTGGCCTGGGCCATGACTTTGTCGAAACAAGAAAGACGCAAGAAGCATTTGATAATATTACAGATGATAAAGCATTAGATCGTGCACGTCGTAAGCTAAATCGTCTTCGTCAAGATCTTTATGATTGGTTAGAAGAATGCAACGAAGAAGAAACATTTACTGAAACTTTAATTAAGGCCTATACAGATGTTGAGGCAACAGGTAATGGATACCTTGAAATTGGTAGAACCTCAGCAGGTAAGATTGGATATATCGGACATATCCCAGCAAAGACAATGCGTGTGCGTCGTTTGCGTGACGGCTTTATTCAATTGCTTTATGGCAAGGCTGTTTATTTCCGTAACTTCGGAGATCAAGAGACACCAAATCCGATTGATGGCGGACTAGAAAGACCAAATGAGATTATTCATTTAAAGAAGTATACGCCAACAAATAACTATTACGGTATTCCAGATATTATTGCATCACAGAATGCAATGGCAGGAAACGAATTCGCTGGTAAGTATAACCTTGATTACTTTGAGAACAAGGCAGTTCCAAGATATATTATAACTGTAAAGGGTGCTAAGTTATCTACAGAGTCAGAGCGTAAGCTCCTAGAATTCTTCCAGGTCGGACTAAGAGGCAAGAATCATAGATCTCTATATATTCCACTTCCACCAGATTCACCAGACTCAAAAGTTGAATTTAAGATGGAGCCAATTGAGGCAGGAACTCAAGAGTCTTCATTTAACGTGTATCGTAAATCTAATAGAGATGAAATTCTACTATCTCACCGTGTCCCAATTAATAAAATTGGAACTCCAGAAGGAGTTAACTTGGCGGTGGCAAGAGATGCCGATAAGACATTCAGAGAGCAAGTATGTCGTCCAGCTCAAATGAATTTGGAAAAGAAATTAAATAAGATTATTCAGGAAATGACAGATGCTTTATTGCTCAAATTTAACGAACTGACCTTGACCGACGAAGATACCCAGTCTAAGATCGATGAAAGATATTTGAGAATGCAGGTAGTTACCCCTAATGAAATTAGAATTAGAATGGGCATGGTTCCACTTGATGGTGG